CGCAAGTTGATAAAGTAATCAAATTAGGTAAAATTATTGCTGACTACAGTAAAGATGTAGCCCAAGCTGTAAAAACAGCTAAACCAGCAACATGGCGAACACGTGGTAAAGTGGGCAAATCTAGACCAGAAGAAGAATTAGCAAGTGAAGATTATGATTTAGAAAGATTTGGGTATGGTTCTGATTATCAAATAACACACTTGAATTGGGAGATAACTCCTAACTTAAAAAAGATTAGTGACTTGTTTGGGCTTGGTGATTGCATGGAACGTATTCATGTACAGATGCCCGGAGAAGTATGGAATTTGCACTTAGATAAACTAGAAAAGTGGGCACCTGAAACGCCGTGGATGGTAATGCGTATTCAGATTGCATTGACCGATTGGGAACAGGGTCATTTTTGGAGTTATGGTAACTACTTACATCAACAATGGCATGCTGGTGATGTTACTACATTTGATTGGAAGAATATACCCCATTCAACTGCAAATGCCGGACATACTCCTAGAGTTACATTTCAACTTACCGGAGTTGTTACAGAAAAAACAAATGAATTCTTAGCTAGATTAAAAAGATTTGATACACATAATTTAGAACTTAAAGAAAGTTCTTGGTAAAGAACACCCTTAGGGCCGTGTGGCCGGCTGCTGGCCAACGAATAGGAATCGCTACCCATTTAGTTCGTTAAAGTGAGCACTTTTGATAAATATATAATGCTCACAGAACACATCATTATTGAATCCGCTGCATTAGAATTAGCAAAACGGTTGCCTTCACTACAAAAGCACGATTATACTACTATTGACAAATTAATGCGTCAAGTAGCAAATAGACATAGCATTACTGGCAAAGCATTGCATGACTTGTTTGTTCACAAATTCAAAAGAACTCCAGACGAATGGGTTAAAAACAAACTAGATGAAGCAAACGATGAACCAAACTTCTTGGAAGATAACCCAATAATGCAGAAATTCATTCAATTTGCAGCACAAAATCTTAATCTACAATCAATACCCGAAATTGAATTCAGTTACGATACTGAAGAAGCACAAGAAGGTCATCATACCGGTCGCCATTCAGAAAGTGACAAAAGCGTTTGGGTATACGTTGCTAATCGTAATATGGTTGATATCATGCGTACCGTGTACCATGAACTTACCCATGTGCGTCAAGGTGAATTGAACATGATTAAACCGGGAGATAGTTATCCTGGTAGCCCAATTGAAATGCTAGCTGATATGAGTGCCGGAAAATATATGAAAGTATTCGGCAAAGATCACCCAGAAATCTTTCAATAAAACGTATTCTATGCTATAATGCTTAGATGCTAAAACTTCTCTTTCCATTGCCAAACAAAATTGTGGTTGCACTTAGCGGCGGAGTTGATTCGGTTGCTATTACAGATTTCCTTTCTCAGAAACACAGTGTTACTTGTGCGTTTTTCCATCATGGAACCGAGAATAGTGAACGTGCATTTGAATTCGTTGATAAATTCTCCGCTGATCGTAGTCTCCCTCTTATTGTTGGAATGATCAAAAACAATAAACCCAAAGAACTTAGCATGGAAGAACATTGGCGTAATGAACGCTATGACTTCTTGGACAGCATCGGTGATTCATTAGGCCCAATTATTACTGGACATCATCTGGATGACTGTGTAGAAACATATCTTTGGTCATCAATGCATGGACAGTCTAAAGTAATCCCAACAAAAAGAAACAATGTTGTACGCCCATTTCTAACTACACGTAAAAGTGAATTTGTTAACTGGTGCGAACGAAAATCTATTGATTGGTGTCACGACAATAGTAATGATGACACAAAATACATGCGTAACTATGTACGAACACATCTAATGCCACACGCATTACATATTAACCCCGGTTTGAAAACTGTGGTTAAAAAGATTGTAGAAAATCAGCAAAATGTTTGACTTTTCTACGCAAGGAATGTATACTAATTACTTAACAAGGAGAAACTATGAGTAGTAAAATGTTTACCGGAGATCAAAAGATTAAGTTAACACAGTTGGTTAACGAAGGAATGGTAGTATTACACGAGATTGATACTCTACGTGAGGGATTATCTGAAACTGTCAAGGCTATCGCAGAAGAACTAGAAGTTAAACCTGGCATTCTTAAGAAGGCAATAACTATCGCACACAAAGCAAGTCTTGGGCAAACAAATGCCGATCATGAAGAACTTAACACTATCTTAGAAACTGTAGGCAAAACACTTTGAGTTATGTGGATGCGGTTCATTCTAGGGATGACGATAGAATTTTTGTAGTTGAACGGGACCAGAACGGAAAGCGTCAATACAAAGAATATCCCACAAACTATGTACTCTACTATCCTGATCATAAGGGTAAGCATCGTAGTATATATGGTGACCCTGTAAGTCGTTTTAGTACACGCAAACGTCAAGAGTTTGAAAAAGAAAAACGTATTCATTCAGGTAAGAAATTATTTGAAAGTGATGTACCAGTAACATTTCGTTGTCTTAGTGAAAACTATATTAAGGCAGATGTTCCTAAACTTCATACTTGCTTCTTTGACATTGAAGTAGACTTTGATCCTGAGAAGGGTTTCAGTCCTACTAGTGATCCATTCAATCCTGTAACTGCTATTTCATTATATTTGGATTGGCAAGATACATTGGTTACATTGGTCATTGCCCCCAAGCATATGTCACCTGAAACAGCACAAGAAATTTGCAATGAGTTTGAAAACTGTATGCTTTTCACCAATGAGAAGGATATGTTTGATGTTTTCTTTCAACTCATTGAAGATAGTGATGTAATGACTGGCTGGAACAGTGAAGGGTATGACATACCTTACATGGTTAATCGTGTCACCCGAGTAATGAGTAAAGATGACACCCGCAAGTTTTGCTTGATGGGTCAACTTCCTAAACCCCGCACATATGAACGGTTCGGTAAAGAAGAACAAACATATGACTTGGTTGGTCGTATTCATTTGGACTACTTACAACTCTACAAGAAATATAACTATGAATCCCGTCACAGCTACAAGTTAGATGCGATTGGTGAAATGGAAGTAGGGGAAAACAAAACTCAATATGAAGGTACGCTTGACCAGTTGTATAACAAAGACTTTAAGAAGTTTATTGAATATAATAGGCAAGATACCATGTTGTTGGTGAAAATTCACAACAAACTCAAATTCTTAGAACTAGCTAACCAGCTGGCACATGAGAATACAGTATTACTGCCAACAGTAATGGGTTCTGTAGCTATGATTGAAATGGCTATTTTCAATGAAGCGCATGAACGCGGTTTAGTAGTCCCGGATAAAAAAAGAAGGAATGAAAATGCAGAAGAAACAACTCCAGCGGCAGGTGCCTTCGTTGCTACGCCGAAAAGAGGTATGCACGAATATGTCGGAGCAGTTGACCTTAACTCGCTCTATCCCTCGGTTATTCGTGCCCTTAACATGGCAGGAGAAACCATCATTGGTCAGGTCAGACAGACATTAACTGACAAATATATGCTTGACAAAGGTAAGCAACTTGCTAGTCTTAAAAAACGTTTCAAAGAAGGTGATGAGGACGTTACTGGTGCTATTCTATGGGAAAACTTGTTTAGCGTATTAGAATATACAGCTATTATGAATCAAGAACGCGGCACTATGTTGACATTAGACTATGAAGATGGCAGGTCAGTAGAAATGAGTGCAGCCGAGATTTGGAAGTTGATCTTTGATAGTCACAAGCCTTGGATGCTAAGTGCTAACGGTACAATCTTTACTTACGAAAAAGAGGGTGTTGTTCCAGGACTACTTACTCGCTGGTATAGTGAACGTAAAGAAATGCAAGCCAAAGCCAAATCAGCATATGGCACTGATCAATATGAATATTATGATAAGCGTCAGCTTGTGCGTAAGATTTTGTTGAACTCTGCATATGGCGCACTATTGAATGAACATTGTAGATTCTATGACAAACGTATTGGTCAAAGTGTTACACTAAGTGGTCGTCAAATTGTTAAGCATATGATGAGTACCATTAATGAAACAATCGCAGGTGAATATGCACATGATGGCAATGCTATCGTGTACGGTGATACTGACAGTTGTTACTTTACTGCATATCCTATTCTCAAGTCGCAAATAGCAAACGGTGAATTAGATTGGAATAAAGAAACTTGTATCGGGTTGTATGACAGTATTGCTGACCAAGCTAATGAAAGTTTCCCGTCATTCATGGAACGTGCATTTCATGCTCCAAGAAAGAATGGAGCTATCATCAAAGCTGGTCGTGAATTGATTGGTGATCGTGCTATCTTTATCACAAAGAAACGCTATGCTATCAATATCTTTGATAAGGAAGGTAAGCGTAAGGATAAAGAAGGTAAGATGGGTGATATCAAAGCAATGGGTCTTGACTTGAAACGTGCTGATACTCCTAAGTATATTCAAGAATTCTTGATGGATGTACTACAGATGGTTATTCAACAGGGTAAGGGTCGTGAAGATGTGATTGAACGGGTTAAAGAGTTCAAGCGCATTTTGGGTGCTCAGGACAGTTGGACAAAAGGTTCTCCTAAATCAGTTAATAACCTGACTAAGCATACCATTGAGTTTGAAAAAACTGGTAAGTGTGGTGTTGGTCATGCCCGAGCAGCAATTAACTGGAACTATCTACGCAGAGTATATGGTGATAACTACAGTCAAAAGATTATAGATGGTATGAAAATTGTAGTGTGTAAACTTAAAGACAATGCATTGGGTTTCACTAGTATTGCATATCCAGTTGATGAACTACGATTACCACAATGGTTCAAAGACTTGCCATTTGATGACTTACTAATGGAATCAACATTAGTAGATGAAAAGATTGATAACTTGATCGGGGTATTAGATTGGGATATCAAGTCAAACATCAATACAAATTCAACATTTGATGACTTATTCACATTCGGTTAAACTGGTGTTGACTATCGCAATATATTCCACTATAATACGTGATAGGAACTCCTAAATATTTTAAACAAAGGAAACAAAATGAAAGATTATTTAAAAGACTTGATCGACCATACTCTTGGTCTTGGCACTATTGAACTTATTAAAGTTACTGGTACAGATACTGAAACAGCAATCAATGCTGTAGCAGAAAACAAAAGCGTTATCATCAGTGGTATATTCAAAGATCCAATTGCCGACTTTATCGGTGTATTTGGTATGCCTAACTTAAACAAACTCAAAACAATCATTGGGTTTGATGATTATGATGAAAAATCCAAAATCAATGTTATTAGAACTCAACGTGATGGTGTAGATGTACCTTCTACTATTCACTTTGAAACAAAGACTGGTGACTTCATTAACGATTATCGTCTTATGCTTAAAAGCGTAGTTGATGAAAAAGTTAAGAGTGTATCATTCAAGGGTGCTAAGTGGAATGTTGAATTTGAACCCACAGTGGCTGGTATTCAACGTCTAAAGAAACAATCACAGGCTAATAGCGAAGAAGAACATTTTATATTCAAAACTGATGGCAGTGATTTGAAAGTATACTTTGGTGATGCATCAACTCACAGTGGTAACTTTGTATTCAATACGCCAGTAACAGGAACACTAGCTGGTACACATCGTTGGCCCGTTAAAGAATTCTTGGCTATCATGGACTTAGTTGGTGACAAGAAAGTTAAGATTAGCGAACAAGGTGCGACTGAAATTACAGTTGATAGTGGTATCGCAACTTATGTTTACTTACTTCCAGCTAATAAGAAATGATCAAGGGTCTATCTACCAGCAGCAAGTACACAGTTGTTTCTGGTGGGAACACTAATGTTCCCTATGTCAATCAGAACGTGAACAATCCTTTTCAAGGGATGCTACGTATCAGTGGTAGTGACCTGCAAGTGTTTGATGGGCAAACTTGGGTAGTTATGAATACTAGCTATACAACAGTAGGACTAACTCCTGATGCAGAAGCAATACTTGATTGGGCTAGAAAAAAGCGTGATGAAGAAATAGAAATTGATTTATTAGCTGCAGCCAATCCCACTATCAAAGATTTACTTGAACAAATAAAAGAAAAAGAAGATCAAATACAAATGGTCATGAACTTGATTAAGAAAGAAGTAACAGTTTGAAACAAGATAATCTATCAGCAAAACATAACCCAGACTGGGCACTGTTCTTACCCGCAGTCAGTAGTTTTTATATTGCTGGCTTGGGTAAGCAACGTAAGGGTCAGAATTATTTTGACCAAGCACGTATCCCTGCCAGTTTTAATGGTGATGTTGAAAAATTAAACTTTCTTAATAGTCGTGAAGGTCTTTACTATTACAAGTGGGGACTATACAGTGCTGGTCATGCTAACTTAGATACTACAGTTGATGATCCAAGTGAATCAATCATTCGTGAACGTGAAGAAGGTACCTTCATGTTGGGTGATAGTGGTGGGTTTCAGATATTAAAAGGTCAATGGCCAGCTGATTGGAAGGATCCTAACTGCCCACGTGCTATGAAGAAACGTAAAGCAGTATTGACATGGATGGACAAATACATGGATTATGGTATGTGTTTAGATATCCCAAGTCAATCACTAACTACGTTCGGAATGAAAGATAAGAATGGTAATAGCTTGCATGGTATCAGTACTATTGAAGAAGCAATATCTGCCACACATATTAATAACGAATACTTTCTAAATAACCGTTCAGGGAAATGCAAGTTCTTAAATGTATTGCAGGGTCGTAATCATACTCAATCAGATGATTGGTATGAAGAAATGAAAAAGTATTGTGATCCAAACATCTATCCAGATAATCATTTCAATGGTTGGGCATTTGGTGGACAAAACAAAATTGATATTCATTTGATGTTGCGTAGATTAGTTGGTATCATCCATGATGGATTATTATGTGAAGATAAGCATGATTTGATTCATTGTTTGGGAACAAGTATCTTGGAATATGCCGTATTGTTTACTGATATACAAAAAGCAATACGTAAGTATTACAATCCAAAACTACAAATTACGTTTGATTGTGCTAGTCCATTCTTTAGTGCTGCTAAAGGTCTTGCTTATTTCAATACAAATATTGAACATAATAAAAAGTGGTCATATAGTATGGAAAAGACTGCTGAGAAGAAAAGTTATGCTAGTGATACTCGCAAGTACCGTGATGCTGTATTAGCAGACGGGATACATAAATTGTTTACCGATAGCCCAGTAACTGATGCATTAGTTATGAAAGATATGTGTTATCGTGGAGTAGGTTTTCTAGGTCAGCACGGTAAAGAAACCAAAACAAGTTGGGATACATTAAGTTATACATTGATTCAAAGTCACAATGTTTGGATGCATATGAATGCAGTACAAGAGGCTAATCGTCAGTATGAACAAGGTGTAGTTCCAAAGATGTTAGTACATAAGTTTGAGGGTGACAGATTTTTCACTACATTAGTTGATGAAATCTTTAGTAAGAAAAACAAACAAGAATCATTAGATTTGATTGATTATCATAGTAGTTATTGGAAACAATTTCAATCGGGTAGCCAAGGTATTAGCGGTAAGAAAACTGAAAATGCTATGAGTATGTTTGAAGAATTGTTTTCAATAGATGAAGAATCAGAGGAAGAAATAGAAGATAGCGATGACGCTATGTCATTAGTTTTGGAGTAATAATATGTATAGAGAACGAATTGCAAGATTAGAACAACAACTCAAGGACCTTGATAAGAAAATC